TACTAGGTAAGGGTGGAAAGTGTATTTTTGGTGGAGGGTTTTCTTCTGTTTGTACCTCCTTTGTACCTTCGGGTCTTCGTAAATCTTGCGGAGGTACGACCAAAGGTTGATATGAGGGAACATCTGCTGTAGGGAGAGGTAAAGAAGGGGTTTGCACGGTAAAGGCGGGTGGTAACTTTATCGTAGGTAACTCTACCAAGGCTTTCCTGTGCCTGTAGCTGGTGTATTGATAAGTGCTATTTCATCTTCTAACCACTTCTCTATACGAGCTACTTCATCAGTTCCAAGTTTTGCTTTGACCCACTCAAGTACTTTTGACTCAGTTAGATCATTGTAAGGTATAAGAGTTTCTGGCTTTAGAAGTTCTACTTCGCCAGTTGCTCTAAGTTTCTCTTCGCTACCGTCTATACCTTTTACACGATAGATAACTTTTTTAACATAGCCGTCAGCTAGTTCTCTTTCTAGGGTGTTAACTTCCCAAGTTTTTGTAATTGCCATTTTAAGTTTGTAATGTAAATTAAGCTGCTTCTAGTGCAGCCACTTTTGTTTCTAAGATCTCAATTTTACTAATTGCATCTTTGAGTGCAGCAGTAAGAAGTGGTATTAATCCTTCACGAGATATTGCTTGATAACCTTCACCTTTTGCTGTGATTTCTCCATCTTTTTCACCAGTAACACAATCGGGCATAACTGCTTGTAATTCGTGAGCAATAAAACCATCATGTGTTTTTGTTGGATCATCATGACTTGCTTTCCAGTTAAACCTGACTGGTCTTAACTGTTTGATTCTAGTTATACCATCAGTAATAGGAGTATCGTTTTCTTTTAATCTATAATCAGATGCAGTTGTAGCTGAGAAACTACCACTACTGAAATTTAAATTACCTTTATGAACATCTTGGAAATAAAAACGCATTATATCGCCATTAGTACCAGCTTGGTTGTTAAGACCTAAAACAGTTGTACCATTTCGTGTCATAAAGTTAGGGCCATCTTTATATAGCTCTACACCAGCAGTTCCACTAGATTGTGAGGTTTTATTCCAGAACCATGTACCAGCACTATTTATATGAACAGAGCTTGTAATACCTCCATTCTGATCTGTTAGACTTATTTTACCAAAGGCAGCATTACTTGTTCTACCTCCATCTAGAACCATTCCTCTGTCACCACTATGACAAATTCTTACTCTTGCAGCAGCATCATTACCGTCTGCTCCTCCTCTAAAACAAGCTGTTTCATGGGTTGTGTTAGAAGAATCTCCAGCATCAACCTCAAACTGTGTACCTGTGACTCCACTTGACGCATGGTTGAAAGCTCGTGGTGTACCTGATCTGTTTACTCCTAAAGAGCCAGCTACATAAATACCTTGAGTCTGGGCTTCAAGCTTCTTACTGTTATCGTAATATAGATTTACAGCTCCACCGTTAGTAGCATCAAGGTACTTGTCAGTAGTTGACATAGCATTAAGAGATATTGTATCTCCTCTTGCATATAAAGTTCCTGTACTGTTATTAATGTAAGAGTCTGCTGAATCGTGATAAATTTGAAAATCGTTTTGTGAACCTAGATTAACTTTACCATTATCTTGAATATATAACTGACCACTAGCACCTCCTTCAATATTTACATAACCAGTAGTCGTTACACCGCCAGCTACTGTATGTAGCTTTTTAGCACCGTCGTAATATAGCTCTACGGCTCCGTTAGGTATTAACTTAGCTCCTATTTCGTTATAGGCTGCATTAATTTGTAAATACCCATTATTACTGGTTATATAAGAGTTCGTACCATCATGCCATATGTGTAAATCTTGACCAGTTCCAGCATATATATGGTCGTTATCAGCCATGTGAATTTTGTTACCATTACTTGCTAAAGTACCGCCTAGCTGCGGTGATGTATCAGAAACAAGGTTTGTTGTGTTTGTATCTGTAGTCTGGTCAACCCAATCTAAGTTACCACTACCATCTGTTTTAAGAACTTGGTTAGCGTTACCATCTGTGTTTGGAAGCCTAAGTGTATAGCTTGCATTAGCACTATGAGGAGGTGCTTTTATTTTAACACCATGACTATTGGCTGAACAATTAAGTTGTATTTGAGCATCATCAGCACCTGACGATCTTATTTCAACTACACCTGAACCAGCTGGAAGTAATTTAATATTACCATTTGTTGTGCTTGTTGTAATAGTAAATGCTTGAGTATCTAAACTTCCACCAAGCTGTGGGGTTGTATCATTTACTAAATCAGTATTTACAGCTGGTATAGACTCCCACTGTGCAGCTGCACCAGAGCCTTGACTTGTTAGTACCTGTCCATCTGTACCATAGTTAGCACCACCAAGACCAATCTGTCCACCTTCGTTAACTCTAAACTTTTCGTTACCATCTAAGTTAACAACTGCACGTGACGTAGCATTGTCGTCAAATATATCTACATTAGAGTTACCTTCAACAATTCTGTCAGAAGCTGTTGTAGCTGCGTGCTCTATAATAAATATACTAGATCCATTAGCAGGGGCTGTAGCAAATTTAAGTGTAGCTGAATCTACACAGTAACCTTCTGCACTACCAGCGATTGTTGTACCAGCGTTTGGTTTTTGTACAACACCGTTTACACTTACAATTAAGTTCTGTGCACTAGCTGGTGTGACTGACATACTAAAGTCAGTACGGTTGCCATCTACACTTTCAGATAAAGTAACTATATTGTTTGGTGCAGCAGTGCCTCCACCACCTCCACCACCAGATACAGTATCCCAAGATAGAACTCCAAGGCCGTCTGTTTTTAAGAACTGACCATTGTCTCCGTCGTCTACAGGTAAAGTAAGAGTATAGCCTGCACCAGCACTGTGAGCTGGCCCTTTTATAGTTACGCCATGAGTATTATTTTCACAATTAAACTTTACTGAGGCAGGGTTATTGTTTCCCTTTATTTCAACTTTTCCAATTCCGTTAGGAGTAAATATTATATTACCATTATTTACACTGGTCTGTAATTCTTTATCTTGTACATCTAGGTGGCCACCAAGTTGTGGTGATGTATCTGCAACTAAATTCGTATCAATAGTATTACCAGATGCTGAGGTTACACGACCTTGCTCATTTACAACTATTGTTGGAATAGATGTAGTTGTACCGTAACTACCGGCTGTTACACCTGTGTGAGATAGCTTATCGTCATTAACATCATTGTCAGCTATCTTAGCTGTAGTGACTGCATTGTTAGCAATAGTAAGAGCAACTGATCCAGTAACATCACCTGTGTGAGTTTGGTTAGTAGTCTTTGATGTGTTGGCAGCTATAGCACTTACAATAGAGTTATCTAGTTGATCGTTTGTAACTGCATCATCTTTTATCTCGCTAGTTCCTACAGAGTTTTCAGCTAAGTGTGCATCTGTAAGATTATCACTTTGTAATAATGTCTTTATGTCGCTAGATGTTTGATCTGCTGTTGCACCAGTTTCTATGCCATCTAATTTACTACCATCGGTTGCAACGTCCCTACCATCTACAGTTCCTGAGACAGTTATGTTTCCTGTTACTCCTAAGTTACCAGAACTAGCTGTTCCGGTTGTAACTATATTTTGCGAACCGAAGTCCGGTGCAACTTTAGTACCAGCTATTGCAGCAGTTGTACTAATATTAGCGTTTACAATAGTATTATCTCTGATTTCAGTAGTGGTTACTGCATCAGCGTCTATATCATATTTCTGTATCTTCTGATCGTCTAACTCTTCAAGTGCACGTAAAGCTTGGTTTTGGTTAGCATTAAGATCACCAGCCTTAACTGAAGACCCAGCTGTATAAACTGCCTTACCCTCTACATCAGAGTTGTCTGCTGCTAATATAACAGTATCTCTTACAATACGAACCTTTGATGGACTAGTAGGTTCTTTATTAGTAACCCATCCGATGTTAAATGAGTTTGTAGTGTAAGATTGTATTTCATAATCGTGGGAGGAACCAGCAGTTGTGCCAGTGCCAGCTGTTTTCAAATCATCATCAACATAAACCTTTATATCCTCTTTTTTGAAGGTTTTGATATTGATGCCTGTTTTTGTAGCTGACCCGTCTGCCGTATAGGTTGGTAAAAAGGATGCCATTTATTTAGGTATGTTGAGTATGTTTGTTGTAGCAACTCGCTTTCTAAGCTTGTCAACTTTTTGCTGCCTCTGCTCTTCTATTAATGCAGACACATTAGAGTTTTCTCTTATAGATGCCCATGCTTTTCTACGAGCTTCTGAAAAAAGTCTATCTATCATTCTATTGTGGTAATAATCTCTAGCATCAAAGTCACCACGTCTACCAGATCTTATGTCAAAGTACATTTCGTTCATAGAACTTAGTATCTTTTTATCTTTGGCTAGTTTATTTAATTTTAGCTCTAAGTTTTGTATACCAATAGCTTGTTGAAATAATGATCTAATTTCTGGTGTATCGGTTAAATTCGTGCCATCAGGTGCATAGTATGTAGACATACGTAGATCGTAACCACTGTTAAACAAAAAGTTTCTACCTTCGCTTTGCTCTAAGTTTAAAGTTACAGGGCTAACAGCGTTGTATGCTCGAGTTAGAAAGTCCCAATCTTTTAGAGGTTTACCTGTAAGTAAGTCATATTTTATAGGTAACTGATTAGCACCACCTAATTTTTCTGTAAGTAAGTTTCTATTACGTATAGACTGTACAATACCTGAGTTTATTTCACGCATGTATGGTGTAAATAGTTTACCCATTTCGTTACGTAGTCCAGCAAGAGGTATAGTATTGTTAGCTAATGATGCTAAAATACGTGGCCCTTGTCCCGGTCTACCACCAAACAAGTCTACAAATGACTGTATGCCTGCTAGGTAAGACTTACTTGTAATAGCTTGTGCTACGACAAGAGATATTTTACCTAATTGGTTTTCTGTCCACTCTTCGCCCATAAGTTCACTTGCGTCACCTACGTCAGCTATTGTAGACATAATTAGGTTAAACGGTTCAAAGTTATCATAACCAATACGTGTATCACCTATTCGTATAGTTCTAGGCTCCCACTTACCGTCTATCCAAGTTTGTCTTTTCTGTCTATCTACTGGGCCATTACCATTGAGATCACCACGCATCCAAGCCTGTGCTGCCATAAATACGACACCAGCACCCATTGCCAATCGGCCTGTTTGTAAAGCTCTAGCGTTTGCTAACTCTTCTGCTGTAAAAATACCATACTTAGATACACTACCTAAATCGTTAGGGTTTGCAAATGCTATGTCGTTAAACTCTTTGACTAAAAAGTTAAATCCGGGTGTATACTTGCCTGTAAGTGCAAGACCATTAACACCAGTTCTAGCAAACAAAAAGAATGGTTTAGCTAGTGGTGTAGCAGTAAATACATCGTTTAGACCTTTTGCAAAGCCTGTAAGCTCTTGTGTTAGTGTAACTTCTTTACGTGCAAACTTTGTAGCTTCGTCTACAATGTTACCTTGATTATCAAACACTTGTGCATAGAAGTCATCTTCGTATGCTTTCATCAACTCTTTTGTAATCTTTGGTGTTTCGATACCGTTACCTTGCATATCTAAAACTCTACGCATAGCTTTTTCACGCATTTTTGCACGGCCTATAACGTATGCAAAAGCATCGTCAGTTGCAGCCATAAGCTTTGTAGAGTATGTCAACATGTTGCTATTGTTCATCTGACGTGCTATGTTAGCAACCCTAAATGCTGCTACTTCGCCAGCGTTGGCTCTACCACTATCTTCTGCCCAACGTCTTAGTATCTCCCAGTTATCGTCTGCCTGTGTATACTCAGAAAATCTTGTTTTTATACTTCGTATATCACCTTTCCAGTATGAGTTTAGTCTTGTTCTAAATAACTCAAATGACTCAGGTATGGATTCTATCATACCGTTTACAGCTGCTAAACTAGATCTTAGTGTTGCAGTGTCACCCTCAAATGGATAACGTACAACAGCTCCTAGTGCAGTTGATAAAGGTCTTAAAAGTGTTGCAGTAGATGTACCCATAATTGCTCGGACTGGTGTTTTAGGGCCAGACAAAACACTATGAGTCATAACACCCTCTAGCTCACGTATAAGTGCTCCAGTTCTTTCTATGCCACCAGCTTCAAGTGCACCACCTTTAAGTATAGTACGTGCCCATCTGTCAAAGTCTTCTAATGAGTTTACATCTTTCATCATAGAGAAAGCTTCAAACAAAGCATTTAGCAAGTTATCATCTGCATCATCTTTTGCAATCTTAAGCACTGACATAATAGACTCTCTAGCATCAGCCATTTCTTCTGTCATGACTTCATCTATAGCCTTTTTACTTTTTTTACCAGCACCTAATGCTCTAAATGAGTCTGACTTAACAAATCTAGCTTTCTTAGTTTCATACAACGCGGTAAGCATAGTATCAACAACTTGCTTGGCTGGGCCATCTATATCAGATATATCTACTAGGTCTGCTATTTCTCTGCCTGCTGTTCCTAGATCTCGTAGCTGTCTAAGTAGTGTGCCTGCTACAAGGTCAGCTATAACTACATTCTTAGATGTCCATACATCTATACCATCAATAACATCGTTTGATTCATACAACTCTTTTAGATATTCTTGTGGTGACATATCTATAGGATTTCTACCTTGTGTTATACGTTGATGTCCTTCAACAGCTTCTCTAAATGTAGCAGCTAATGCTTTTCTATCTCCTTTTGCAGCCTCTAAGTCTTTTGCAAACTTTTCGCTACTTACTAAGCCTTTGTATATACGCTCAACTGTTGCATCATCTGTTTCACCATATTGAGCAATACGTTCACGTTCTACCGGTGTAGTTACAGAACCAGTTGACCCTTCTTCTGAACCCCACTCATTACGTGTACGTGATAGCTGATCTCGAGCTACTTGTGGTTCAACCTCGGATATGTGTGCTCCTTGGTGTGGTTGAGATGTTGGAGCATTTTTATCAGCTCTAAACTCAACTTCACCACGTCTAAGTTGTGCAATACCAGCTTGAACTGTTTGATCTTTTAGACTTTTGTTTCTATCTCTAATCTGTTTAATTACTGGTTGTGAGCCTTTCTTAAGTGTATAAGCTAGACCGTCAAAAAATAGACCTATGCCCATACCTTCTACGATGTTTTTTACTTTCATCATAACAGGATGGTCAGTATCTTTTGTAGCTAACGGTGTGTCAGCCCAACCATATCTATCACGTAACGCACCCAAGGCGTTCTGCTCGTCTGACTCTTTAGATATAAGGTCAGACACAGCTCCTACTGCTGCACCTCTAACAAAGTTAGCTTTGGTTAGTGCAACTAAACCAGCTGGGATAGTGACAATACCTGTAGCTGCGGCAGCCTTAGCTGCTGCTATAGTACCAACTGCAAGTGAGCCAAAGTGTACTAAACCACGTAGTTGCCTACCCCACCATGTCTTTGTTTCTATTGGGTTATCGTACCCACCAAACGGTGTAAAGTCTGGTTGATACATACCAGTCTCTTCACGTTGTCTTTGCATCTCTCCTGATAGAGCATCGACTGTACGCTCTGGAAATGTAGCAATCGAGGATGCGGTATCTTGCAAACCGCCTGACAAAATAGATTGTCCTTCTTTTATTAGTGCCTTAGCACCCCATGTATCTGAGTTACGTGGGTCATATTGGACATCTACAGCTTTCTGTTCATCTTGCTGTAGCTGTTGTTCGGCGAGTTCATCTGCAAGTACTTCTTGTCTAAAATCGTCTGTAGCTTGTTCGACTTGATCTCCTAGATCATCTAGGTATTCTTCGTCAACCTGTACATCCGAGTATCTGCCTGCGGAATCCGTCATAATTTACTTTTTGTTTACGATTTTTAGTACAGCCTCAGCTACATCAGCTTGCAATTCTTGAAACTGATTGTTTGGCATACCTCTAAGGTTAGGAAAAAATTGTAATATTGCTTGCTGCTCTGCTGTTGATAGATTTGTCAATCTACGCCAGTCTCTACCTTCTGTGACAGCACCCATAATGCTATTGCTTCTGTTGGCTTGTATTCTCATAAGTCCAACAACCATAAATTTTTGTGTATCTTCATCAAAGGTTTCATCTAGTCTAACTGCTCCAGCCTTAACAAGTTCTTTAATTTCTGACCCACTAAATTTAAAAAGTCCAAAGTCTTCGCCACCTGCATTAGCAATGTCAAAGATCTCTCTAACAGTTTTTCTGTCACCATCTGTTCTACGTCTATCAAATGCAGATCCTCTATTTGGATCTCGACGTATCTTATATGCACCTACATCTGGATTACCAGCTGCATCTTTAAATATAGTAAGCATAGTTGATTCAATCGTTCTATCAGCATCGCTGTTTAGAAGATTAAGATTCTTAGTAGTATTAGCAAAGTTTAGTATAAACTGTTTATCGTCTTCGCTAAGATCATAACGATCCATAGCATCTTTTGCTAATCTATTGTTTGCATCCATACCGCCTGTATTTTTAAGTCTTTCAAGAGCATACTTGTGAGCACTAATATTTGTACCTTTTGTCATCTCTCTAAAATATTTAGGAAAAGGTTTTTGATACTCACTGTCAACATATTCGACATACTGATCCAGTGCACGTTTTTCATGTAATGACACAAAGTCTTGTTTACCAAGTGTACCGGGTATGTCTAATTTAAATGCGTTTCTATCATTCTGTATATCTCTACCGGTGGTTGCTAGTAGTCCGCTATACTGTATTGCATAATTACCAGCTACAAGATTTGGAAGAATCTCCTTTTTGTAAACGGTAGCTATAAAATCATCTAGTGTTGCATTTATATCATTGGACTTAAATTTATCAAACTTAAGTCTCATATCACCTCGAGCTCTTTCAGCTTCACGCTTTTCTATAGTATTTAGTCCTGTAATATTAAGACCAGCCTTTTGTTTCTCCTTAACCCAGTCACCATTTATATCTATTGATGCTAAAGTGTCAGGCTTACCAACTCTATTTGAGTATGCTTCAGTGCCTGCACCAGATGACTCATCAGTTAATAAGTTTTGTGGAAGAGGTGAGTTAACAGGTAAGCCATTGTCCTTTAATTCTTGACGAAAGTTTGCTTCAAATACAAGTTTTTGTCCGGGATCTAATATACCATTGTTTTCTGCTAAATATTCTTGTATCTTAACTGTGTAGTTATCTGTTATAGTTTTTAGTTTTGCATCTGGATTTATTCTTATTTTATTTAGTGCATTATTTAGATAGTCGATTGCTATTCTTCTTTCGGCGTTTGTACCTATACCAGAGTTAGTCAAACCAAATACAGACTTACCTGTAGATCTGTTAGTAAACTCAGCTTCGTTTAGTAGAAACTCAATAGCTGTTGCATCAAGTTCACCGTTTATAGCTAAGTCAGCTGTACGTGTAGCTAAATAAAATAAAGCTTCTTTATCTGTTTCTATGTCTGGTAGATCATTTTTGATTCTTGTAATGATACCAGTTTCTGGATCACCAAACTTTGGCTTATATGTATCTGTAATAGACAAGTAGCCATCAGTTATATAATCATCTATCTTATCCTGTCTACGGCTCTCATAGTTTCTGGTGCTTATTGTGTCCCAAGTAGATAATAACTTTTCTTTTCTTTTTTGAATCTTAGGATATAACTCTTTTATAAAATACTCTCTAAATTCACGTGAGTCTACTGGTATACCCAAAGCATTAGCATTTAGTATTGCTTGTGTATATAAAGCATCCTCTCCATTTAGTAGTATCTCTGAAGCTTTTTCTAAAGAGTCTTGGTCATATACATTATTATCTTCTGCATATGTGCCAAATGCTGATAGAGCTGTAATGTTTATATTATCTTTTAGCTGTTTGATACCAACTTCGTTTTCTGTATTCTTAGTTCTAGCTTTTAGTATAGATAATATTTTTGGATCATTCTTAGATAGCTCAGTAAGATAAGCTGTTTCTTCAGAATTCAGTACACCTTCTTTTAAAAGATTATTATTAAGTAAGTCACCTAACTTAGTTTTGTAAACTTTTTTACCAGCTTCTCTTAGTTCATTTGCAGCTTTATTAGCTTCTGATACTTTTTTAAACTCAGCAACGTTACTGATTAAACCACCTAAAGCATCTAGATTTTCAAAGAATTGATTAGCACGTAATCTTTCGATCTCTTTCATTTGATCGTAGAAACGTTTTGTATCTTCTTTGTTTCTATCAATCTCATTGTTGACCTGTTCTGTTAAATCAACGTCTGTTCTTTGGTAGTTATCGACAGGGGAAACGGGAATCTTGTCCCGTTGCGTCCCCAGTATATTTCCGAATGATGATGTCATTGTAAGTTCTTTATACCACTAGCAATACCAATAACTTGGCTAGCAATGCCTAAAGCACCACCAAGTCTATTTGTTGGAGGTAGCATAACTGGTGCACCATATGATGGAGGTATACCTAGTTGTTCTCTTGCTTCGCTTTGACTGAGTAAGAACTTGCGTCTTGCTCCTTCTTGTACATAAGCCATGTTACGGCCTAGTATGTTATCTATAACGCCATCGACCTCTGCTCGTTTAGATAAGTATAGTTGTAAGTTTTTGTTACCAAATCGTCTAGATCTACCGCCTTCATCTACAGGTATAGTAGATAGGTAGGCTCTTGTAGCATCTTCGACTTGTTTTCTACCTTGACCTACTTCAGCTACAGCTTTTGCATAAGCATCACTAAGATCACGAGAGTAACCGATGACGTTAGCATCTTGTCTTCTTTCTAAGGTAGTTTCTTTGTTAAAGAATTTGAGAGCTTCTTGTTTGTATAAAGCGTCTTTTTTTAGCTTTTCTTGTCTAGCTTGGGCTCTAATCCCAGCATTAGCATCTACGCACACGGCAAAATTCAATAAATGTTATGTTGTTCGGCCCATGTTTCAACTTACGTAAAAACTTGAAACCTAGAAACTTCAGCAATTTTAAATGAGCTGTGTTTCTACTGTCGACTATATTCCAGAGGAGGGGCTCAGTACGGCTATCGACATACCGTTTGGCCTCTCTTGCAAATGTAATCGGGTATCGGTGTATATCTGGAGTGCAAAGCATCCATATGTCACCTTCTTGTCCTACTCCGGCCATGCCAGCAGTCTT